CCCCTAACCCTTTGAAGCCCCCCATCATCTAATGTTAATCTTAGTCGATAACAAGCGGCCGTTGCAATACCTTTATCCGGGTCATTTGTGTATTCATTTTCACCATACTCATTTGTGTATAGAAAGGCCATATTCATTGGAAGACGAATTGCAAATGCACCATCATCATCTATTTCATCTGATATTGTATATTCTTCAAGAATTGGATTACTATTTTCATCATATTTTGAGGTAAATCTAATTGCTTCGACTTTTCCCGCTTGGGTTGTCATATTACATTTTTTACCCATATTTTTTCTGGGCTTACAATTCTTATTTACAGAATTTTTACCATCATCACTAAATGACCCCCCAATAAGTAAAGACGCAGGTTCAATTTTAATTCCTAATTCAGATAAATCAAAATCTATTCTCGTGATACCAATTTGACACAAATCTTCACTACCCCAAAATGGGTAAACCTCAACACCTCTATCAAAGGTAATAACCTGTGGTAAAGAATCCATATCTTCACTTGATTTAAACTCATAAGCGGTATCAAAATCATCTTTTCCATAACCTTTTAGTATGAAATCATCTGGTCTTAAAGAAAAACAACCCATATCAGATAAATCTAAATCCACATGAATTAATTGTTCACCTAATGGAACTCCCCAAATCATAAAGTCCCCAGAATCGTTTGTTTTAACGGTATATTTGTAATAGTTTTCGAAAACCTCTAATATTTCTTCCCTTGCGGCAATATCAGATTGGTCGGGGAACGTTCCGGTTGGTACGTGACCACCGTGTTGTTTCCTTTCAGGTAGAAGATTATAACGATAACCATCTTCAGTCTTGTCCCCAATGTTTTTATATGGGTATAATGCTGAAATTACAGGATCGTCTTCGTGTTCGATTTTTAATGGAATGAATATTGAAACCTTGGCGTTTGGGACACCATATCCGTTATTCGCGGTTATCCTACCACATACTACACCATAATCAGAGCATAACGATGTGTATATGTCTTGTTGCGTTAATTTTAACGACAAAATTTCTAATAAACCAAAATCTTGTTTGAGTTCAACATTTACTTTTTGGTCTTTACCTAAATTTGTACTAATTCTTTGTCTTTGATCCATCAATAATAAATAGAAAATATTCTATTTTTTGTATAAGATAAACAAAAAACAAATTAATATGTAGTGGTTTCCAAATTCTTTACTCTGATTTTAATATCAGACGATGGATATCTAATTTGGTAAATTTGATTTGACTTCATATAAATCATCATATCTGGTTGTGAAATTTCCTTTGTAACTACGTCAACATAAGGTTGTGCAACCTCTGCTGTCGAATACTTTCCACCAACCTGATTGAATATTCTTACATCAACAACATTAACAACCCCCGAAACATCCCCAATTTCCCTTTCTAAATCACCAATGAACAATGGATCACCCATTTTTCGTTTATTTATTGAGAAAAAGTTTGTTGTTGTTTGAATAATTTGTTTTGCGATATCGGTTTGGTTTTCGTTCTTATCTGCGATTATGTCAATTTCAAGTCTTAAATCAACAATTTCACCAGAAACAATATCTACATAATCATTTAACATCCTATATTTAGCTAAATAATTTAATACATTACTCTTTAATGTATTCGAAACTAAATCAGTAAGATTTCCTTCTGAATCATATGATACCATTTTAACACGAACCTTATTATCCTCTTCCATCACATTCACCTTTGCCGGAGCACCAAATGTTGATGGCATATTCTCTATTAGTGATTTATAATCATTTAAGGTTACCGCTCTGTTTTGTGCCGCAAAATTATAAGCAATCATATTTCTTATTTCTTCTACTGTTGGTGCGTTTGCTCCACCAATTGCGGGTGTGATGTTGGTTGCGGTTAAACTTTGATAGACTTTATCATTAATACCCTCATTCGGACCATTTAAGGTAAAATCAATCTGTTCTACTGATGAAATCACATTAACCCCAGCGTTTGAATCTTTACCACCACCAACACGATATTTGATGAATAATGTCGTATTTGCTTTAGGAACATTACCCAATGACATATTGTTTAAGAATGTTCCTAAACTCACTTTCATTGAATCATTAACGTAATTATCTAAATTATCCATTGGGTTCACATTTCCTGAACCAAATGTAATTGAAAAGTAACCTTCTGGTGAATATTCGGTAATGAATTTATTGCTAACTGGTAAATAATCCCCCGCAATAAAATTATCGTCATCAGAAATAACAGTTGGGGCCTCCATAAAAACTTTATCCTCAACTAACGATTTAACTTCGTACCATTTGTTTGTTGGATTGGCAAATTCGCTATATGTTGGGTTATTACCGAATGTTGTACCTTCTTTATGTATAATTGATGTTACACCTAATATGTTTTTTTCTGGTAAATATAATTTTAAGAATGGTTTTTGGTCTAATTGTGTTATTACCCTTCGATATATTTTGGTAATCCCGTTAACAACGGCTTCTCTTTTCGTTATTGTATAAGAAATTAATTTGTTGTTACTATCAAAATTTGGTATTTTTAATCGATTTGGTTCTCCCCTACTATTAAATGGTGTTGAAAAATCAATATCGTCCATCGTTTCAAATATTTGACCACCCCCAGATACTTGTGCTCCTGCTCTTAATGTACCCTCATATCGTTCATCATCTTTATCACCCCTTACTGGAACATTTATACTAAAATCACACAATGCAATGGAAGGTCTAACCCCGGGAACTCTTAATCCATATGTTTTTGCAATGTGGTACAACGATTGTTTTTGTTGTGCGAAATCCAACATTGTTTCTTGCCAAACCCTATCAATATGAAAATGCAAGTTATCCGAAACCGCCGCGTTCATATCTAATATCACCGAATAAATCGATGCGTCATTAAAATTTTTGATTAAGTCAGGATAATATTGTTTGGTCATATCGACCAGTTCTTCCCTTAAACCCGCGAAATCCCTTTTTGCGTATGTTATTTTTTTTGCCATCTTATTTTATTTTACTCCGTAATATGATGTGTAAACATCTTCATTTAATCCAAAATCAATTAATACCAAATGTTCAACATTATCTCTTTTTACAAGTCCCCAAGAATTTAATTTTGTTAAGTCACCCTCACTTGAAAACGAATCCAACATAAAATACATTAAAAGTTGTACGTTTTCATTTTCATCCAGTTGGATTTTCACTTCATCATCAATACCAAATGTTGGTCTTCGGCCTTTATTTCTATCGTATGCATTTCTTAGGTATATACTTAAATCATCAAAATTTATGTTCCACAATCTTTTAAAATCTGACCTTTTTGCCCTATACGCTACTTCCATTTCTACCCATAAAAAATCTTTATCATCAAAATCAAAAACCTTCGCTAATACACTTTCATAATAACCATCATTAACCCAATTCGTTTCTTGATCGTTTTGAGCAACTCCTTTTTTATTTTTAGCCAACTTTAATACCTTTTCCTTATCAACCCTATATACGGTTCTTGACGACCCATTTCCAATTGGTTTCCCCAAATGTTCTTGGGCGTATTTTAATTTTCCTGCGTAACTCCAAATATTTTTAAATTCATTAATATCAAAACCTTCTGGATATTCTTCAGTTAGCTCAAATTCATGTTGTTCTTTTATAACATCAATTAACTTCATTAGATATTAATAATTATAAAATCGGATACTGAAAACGCCCCGTTATTTACTGTATAATCAAGTTTTACAACCGCAGTATATGGTCTACCAGATTCAGGTGTGTATCTAAATAACCTTTCATCTTCATCTTCACTAATTGTTCTAACTCTATCTGGATCATCTTCTGCGGATATAACTTCGATACTATTAACATCTAAATTTGGAATATACTTTTTAATTGAATCCCTTATTTCTTCTTCAATATGATTAAAGGAAACTTGATCGTTTTGCTCGAAGATATACTCATATAATCTTGTGCCAAAATCAGGTAAATAATACCTACTACCTTTTCGTGTTAAAAGTAAATGAATTAAGTCTGCTCTAACCTCACCTTCAGGATCCTTTGTCATTCGCAGATATTCACCAGTTAAACTATCTCGGAACGGAAAATCTATACCATATGTTGTCATACTAATAAATATAATGAATAATGAAATCATTATAAACAAAAAAACCGAACATCAAATGTCCGGTTTCATTTCAAATCAATCAACGATTACCCGCATTTAGAACTGCCACAACTCAAACAAGTTAAACAACCTTCTTTGAATGCAAGTAAATCGCTACCACAGTCTTGACAATTCCCTTTCGCTTTTTCCCCATCCCTAATATACCGTTTAACAACCCGAGCAACACCATTCTTCCAAGTATTAATGTTATCTTCCTTAAATGTTAATGAATCAATTAAATGGTACACATAAACAAGTGGCATTCCGTGTCTTAAAATACCAGATATTAATTTCGCATAGTTCCAAAATTCGGGGTTAAACGATTGATTTAGTCCAGTATGTGTGCGTTTATTACCACCATTATCGACATACTCCATATCATATCGTTTTCTTTTTCGTCCTTCTTCATCTTCAAATGAATATTGTACTACTTCACATTCCTTTACAGACATTGGTAACTCACTTAACCCATTTTCAAGTCGTCCAGTAAAAATTTCATATGGTCTACCATCTTTTATACCAACAACAGCAATCCATTTTTCTAAATTATTTTGAAATCTATGAATTTCACCTGATAATCTTTTGGGTCGTCTAGGTGCGTGTGTGTCATGTAATTCTTCCTTTTTAGTTGTGTTACCAATAAGAACACCACTTCGTGAACCATCACGATAAACAGTAATACCCTTACATCCACTACTCCAACCAGTTTCATACACCTTTCCAACGATATCTTCTGTTGTATCTTCTGGTAAATTGACTGTGACGGAAATTGAATGGTCAACGTGTTTTTGTAAGCGACCCTGCATTTCCACTTTTTTCAACCAATCAACATCATTCGATGTTGCTTTATGGTATGGTGATAATTTCACAACTTCATTGAGTTCTTCTTCACTTAATTTTTTTATTTCATCGATATCATATCCCTTAACTTCCAACCATAACTTAAAATTATGGTGAAAAACGGGATATTCTGTCCACGCAACACCCTCGTCATCAGTAAAATGGATGATAACATCTTTTTCCTGTGGATTTATCTTTCTTCTTCTCATATAAACAGGTAAAAAAGCGGGTTCTATACCAGATGTTGTTTGTGTCATTATCGAAACACTTCCAGTTGGAGCAATTGTCAATAAAGCAATGTTCCTTCGACCATATTTAATCATATCGTCATATAAATCTTGGTCTTCGTTCATTATTCTTGTAATAAACGGGTTTTGTAGTTCCTTATATGCGTGATAAATTGGAAAAGCACCACGATCTTTCGCCATTTGAACTGATGATCGATATGCGTTCAGTTTTAATCTTTTGTGTATCCCTTCACTAAAATTTGTAGCATCATCTGTACCATAAATGTACCCCATTGCTGCTAACATATCACCTTCGCCAGTAATTCCAAGACCAGTTCGCCTACCCTCTATTGTTTTTTGTTTTATATTTTGCCAAAGATTTCTTTCATATAACTTTATAAAATGGTCTTCAGGATCACTATCAATTTTTTCTATTATTTTATCGATTTTTTCTATTTCCAAGTCAACAATATTATCCATATATTTCTGAGCCTTCTGAACATCTTTTTCAAATAATTTATAATTGAAATATGCAATATCTGTAAATGGATTAACAACATATCCAAATAAATTTAATGATAATAATCTACAACTATCGTTGGGACATAAGGGAATTTCCCCGCAAGGATTTGTTGAAACGGTCTTAAATCCATCATTTGCATAACAATCTGGAATACTTTCATTAATAATTGTGTCCCAAAATAAAATTCCGGGTTCTGCTGATTTCCAAGCATTATTAATTATTTTACCCCACAACTTACCAGCATCTATTTTTTTAATAAACCCTAATTTTTTTCCGTTTTTATCCTCAACTGGGTATAATTTATTAAATTCACCATTTGATTTCAATTCTTCCAATGGAAAAAGATACATTGTTGCATCTTCCTGTTCTGACATTGTTTTAAATAAATCAATTGGATAGGTTTGTAAATAAGGTTTTCCATTTTTTACCGCCACCATAAATTCATCGTCAATCTTAACAGAAACATTTGCTCCGGTAACCTTACCATCGGTTAATTTAGCGTCTATAAAATTTTCAGCTTCCGGATGTCTAATTGATATACTTTCCATTAAAGCACCTCGTCTACCATCTTGAGCGACTTCTTTTGTTGTATTAGAATATCTTTCCATAAACGGTACTA